ATGCGTCTCGCTTCTGATCCACCACAACATCACTCACATTTAGCTCACAGTAATTTCTGAGCTCATCCCTGCTTACGACGCTGAACCCACCCTCCTCTGGCATATCAAATGCTATGATGGCGGCCCCTCCATACATCCAACCTGGGTCCCCCTTTACATTCTTAAACTCACACCATATCTCATCTGGTAGGTTATTACCCTTCACATCAACCCCCCAGGTTTTTCCATCATCATACTCCAGCCAGTAATCAATGTGCATGTGAATGTCATCCTTTCGGTCCCCCTTAACCACCTGGAACCCAAGACTCCTGGCAGCTCTAGCGAAACGAACCTCAGCGACTCTTCCTGTTGAGTTCGAATAGCGCCTTCTGCTCTGACTTATCATCGAGGTTAGCTTCAAAGTATTCATAAGAAGCCTCCTTGATTAAGTCAAGCTCCTGATTAATTGCAATTCTCATCCCAGAAACCATATTCGCTATGTTCCCTGGATCCGTGCGGGGATCCCCAGCGCGATCAAACAGCTCCTCGTAAAAGTCTGTTATTAGCTGGTGAAGCCTAACGGTCGCTATCCTGTAGCTAACCCCTAGGTCCTCCTTTCTTAACTCTGTTCTTACCATAACCTAATTCTTTCAGTTTAACAATCGCCTGCTCCACCTGGTGTTTGTTTTTACAGATGAAGAGAGCTGGGACTGGTTCTCCTGAGTCGATCAAGTGCTTAAGGAACAGCTTCCATCTCATCGGGAAATCATGATGTGATGGGGTGTACCCCTTGGTTTCAATAATCCATCCCCCGTCTGGTCCTACGAAGTCTGGGGTATATTTAATGGGAAGAACCACTCGGTCTGTTCGATCCGAAAGATCCTTCCCTTTGGCAGTCATCTTCAGGTAAACGCCAGGGTATCTGAATTTATCCACGAGCATGTATTCATGAGTCTCGTAGGTAAAACTTAGCCCCGATTCAGCAAGAAGGTCAGCGCAGGTTTTTTCTAATCCGCTTTTGTACTTACCCAAATTACGCTTCTTAGATGATTTACGCTTAGGAGTCCCTTTTGTCTTTCGCTTCACTAAAGCAAAGTTACAGCATAATTCTTACAAAATCAAGTGTTTAAGTTAAACATAAAGTGGTCCTGCTCACCACCCTGTAAATCAACAGATTGAAACAGTTCATCTTGAGTCTTCCAGACCCTAAATGCTGTTCTCGATGTGTTCATTTCGAAGCGAATTGGGTCCTCAAGTGGTGTTGGCTCACCACCAGTCTCCACATCACGCACCTTACGAACATGGAGCTCTGTGATTTTTCGGTCAGCTGGAATTGGGTGTTGAACCTTTCTGTGAATCGTAATGAAGCAATCCGCTCTGTTAACAAATTTGCCACCACCCTCGGTGTCTTCTGCGTATGGAGCAACTGGCAATCCATCCTCACCCTTACGCCTCTGAGCTTCTGTTACGGCGTGCATGTTGAGCCAAACAGCTACGTTATTTGCTGTAGAGAAAGTAAGAAATTCGGAGGCAGCTTCGTAGTGGTAATCATGAACCCCGATGGAGCTATTTCCCATCTCAATCTTTAAGCTATTGTATGGGTCAACAAATACAGCATCAACATCCTGCTGCTTCATGATCTTCTCAAGGAACACAATGATGTCGGAGTAGCTATACACTTGCTTATTGCTAATGACCGTGAAGTACTTACCAACCCACTCGTATGCACGCTTCCTCTCCATGTGGTTCATGCTGGAAACGGGCTTGTTCATAGCGAACTGAATCAGGGACATCTTTAGTGAGGCTGTTCGGTTCTCCGATGAGTACACAACCCACTTCCACTTGTGACGTATGGTTGCGTTAACCATGAGGTACAGAGCCATGGTGGTCTTACCCACATTGCTGTGTCCATTCACAATGGTGAACTCTTTCTTATACCTGAAGTATTTATCAAGCTCTGGGTCTCCAGTATCCAAACCCACTGGAATTTTTCCATTCGCGTAGTCATCAATCCACCTGAAGTCCTCATCATCAGAGGAGATGAATGACATATCCCCATCATTAATCAGTAGCTCCCTCTGCGCCTTTCTCTCATCATCAATAGTCGCCCGTATAGGATCCTGCTTACCCTTCTCAATTGCCTCCTTGATCGTCCTGACAGCATGCTGCTCATCATCGATGTCGCGCTTCATGATCTCTCTGGTCAGGATTCGAATCACCTCATCCTCCTCCATTCGACCAGCAGATACGTACCCACCGCACAGCCTGGCCGCACGAAGTAGCGTGGCGTGTTTCTCCCCGTCAGCGGCCTGACGAATCATTTTAGTGGCTAGATTTAGCTTTAAGTAATCAGTGTAACTATCTGATTTAGAGACAGCTATCTGTGATTCACTCTTCTCTGTGGCGAAGGCACCGAAGGTGCTGGAGTCATCATTGATTACAATATCTGGGTCATACGACTCGAAGCAAGCGCGGGACTCGTTGATTCCAGACTCATCAACCTCAAGGTCATACTGCTTGTGGAAGTATGTGCGTAAGGCACGGAAGTGGTCACGGTGTCGCTCAGGGTTGGTTACCTTAACGAGCGCCTTAAGGCCGTCACCACTAGGAGAAACCCAACAGCTATAGACATACGGATCCGTGGATAGAAGCGCCTTGGACGCCGCAACATCAATGTGGTCGAAGTCCAGAACAATGAATTTGCTATGACGCTCAAGCGCCTCATCATAACGCCCCTTAAACTCCCCACTGAAGAGTACGACTGGTAGGTTCTTCTTAAAGTCTTTTGCTCCATTCCTTATCGCCTCAATCGTTGTTGCAGACTTCCCCTCCTGGATACGCCTTAGCGCCTCCGATATCTGCATGTAGTGCGCGTCCCTCTCTTCCTTCTTGTAGAGATTCTGAAATATCGTGACTTTCATTATAGTGGTATTCGATTAGTAGATTGAGGTAGTGAATGGCCTTCAGGATATCCTCCCTTCCATTCTTGTGCGCGTGGCGGCAAACATACTTGATTACATTACCCTCTATGAATGGTATTTCATTAACGGATATAAACTCCGTGGGTTGAATCCTCATGTGCTTGTAGTGCTTGCCACCCACCTGTTTATCGCTTTGTTTTTTAGTCATAGCTGGTGGTTCCTATTTGTTTCTTGGAGTCAATGCGTTCGATTACGATGGTGGTATTCTTGGCCTTGGATGTAAATAATTCCCGCCGTAATCTATTCATTGTCTTGCTGTCATACCTCATTATGTCGAGTGGGTTGTCGTACTTGCTTACAATCCAAACGTCTCTCCTGTGAGGTGTTTTGTTCTTGATGATGCTTACTGTAGCCGTCATCGAATAGATTGGTTTACCCATGATGCAAATTTAGGGGAAAGAAAAGGGGCGGGACTTTCGCCCACACCCCTTCCCCAACATGATGAAAAACACCCGTCTCTATCAGAACGGTATATCGGAAGTGTCTTGAGTCTTAGCCGTGGTGTTACGACGCTCACGTGCCGCATCGCTGTTCGGATCCCACACGCTCAAGCAGGGCTTACCCGACTTAGACATGAACAATCGGAATCGAACATTGCCTCCCTGACCGTTAGCATCACGCGACGTGGTGTACTGGTCAAGGGCATCCTTTAGCTCGTTATCCTTGAGGCGGAAGCTCCACCCCATTAACTCGCCATTCTCGTTGTAGCTGGGCTCATCCGCCCAACCGATAAGTACGCTCTCGTACTTCTTGTTTTGGTCACTCATAATTAGAGGATTATAAAGATTAAAATAAATAAGGCTGTCGTTACGATACCTTCGATGATTTCACTTGTTTCTTTGTCATACTTCATATTCGAGGTAATCTTTTGTTGGTTCATAATCCTGCTCAAGGAAGTTAGTTATCCTTCGAACAGCGTCTTCAAACTTCATCTCCCCAGTGAAGAGTGTTTGCTCTGAGCACTTAACCAGAGCGGGAAGATACGGATAAGTTTTCTCCTGTACAACCCAATAGAAGTTTTTTATGTTAAAAACCTTCGTGTAGATGTACGCTTGTATGTCATATGAGAAGTCTCGAACGGCATACCTGAACTTATCCACGCTCCTGGCGGACTTGCTGTCGCTGATGAATCCATCACCGAGGCAGTCGAGAAAACCCTTAACCTGAATCCCATTGAGCATATCATTGAACTCAACCTGGAAGTCCCCGCTAAGGTGCGACTCAATCAATCCGCAGGTAGCTAAACGGTCGATCATGTCGTTAGCCATTTGCCAATCATCGGATGACACGATCATCTTACCCTCCTCAATAGCCTCCGTCTTCATGGCAGCAAGAACAGCCTTGTACTCAGAGGTCATTGATGGCTTCTTTGAGCTACGCGCCTTATCTGATAGCTGCGCCATAATGGATGATTCAGAGGTAACCATGTACTTCTCGAATGCTTTCTCACGCTCAAACAGTAACATATCGTAGAGTGTGCCGAAGTGTAATGCATCAGACTCATACTTCAGCTCCCCCTTCATGTAACGATCGAACTGCGCCATATCGCCCAAGGCTTGCTTGAGTGATGAGTAAGACAAATGCGCCTTACCGTAACGCTCCTGTAGTTTTTCGGGTATGTTCATTTTTTCTTGAATTTGTACATGGGCTCTCTACCCCTTTTTATTAATGCGAGGTCGAAGTACCTAAGTGCATCATCCTCTGTGTCGAATAGTCCAGAAACCTCCATCCTGTCGATTGATTTGCGAAGCATAAATAACTCAATGTCATTGTGCTTAATCTTGGTCAACCCACGAATGCCAGTACCCTCCTTCTTGATAACACTCCATGGTATGTTTATGTCATTATTATTCCTGTTCTCCTTGTAATCCCTTCTCTGCAATCCATGCCGATGGAACGTCCACCCCTCTGAATTAAACCTTGCTTTATCCTTCATTAATCATATCTTTTAAATCAAAGAGGTGAATACCATCCTCATCAACATAGTCGTATGTTTCTATTTCGCTCCATGCGACAGGATCCCCTGGTGTCATCCAGAACCCTACCCCCTTGGAGTTGATAAAGTACTCGCCTATGTCTACTTCCCCGAAAAAGGTCTCATGCTTTATGAAGAACAGTCCTGAGCAAGGGGGTACAACCCCCTCTACCCAGTCCTTACTCATCTTTGATACCAAACATTGCCTGCGAAACCTGTTAAAACTCCTAGGATCGGTGCGTCTGTGATCAAGTATCTTACCCATGAGCCTTATCGAACAAACTTCTTCAGACCCTCAACCTGCTTCTCACTGAGTGAGGGCCCATGCTTAGCTATGATGCTGTCGAATGCCTTCTTCTTGTCCGTTTGAGACTTGATGTAAGCAACAGCCTTATCCATGATGTTCACTGGTGGCTCTGTATCGAACTTCTTCTGAATCTTCTTCACTTTTTCCTGACTATCTGGACTGAGCTTATCCGTGGCCGACTCTTCCTGCTTGGCGATTGCGTCCTGGACTTCATTAGCTGACGCAATAGACGTGTCGATTCCGATTCCAAGCATAGCGAGAGCTCTTCCGATTGCTGAGGTTTCGCAATTCTCAACGTAGCTGGTCTTATTGATGTTGGATGAACCCTGCACTTCATGCGCATGTCCAGTGGCAATAACACGTCCAGTAGCATCAGCGATGGTTGTTTTACATACGCAATGCTCTGAATCAAGCACGGTGAACTCAGACATAATCGTCCAATCCTTGTATTGATCTTCCTGACGGAAGAACTTGATGCGCTCATTGACTTCGACATACTGTTTTCCACGGATGTTAGTGGTTTTGAATTTGTAATTACTCATTTAATAAATGTTTTCTGTTTTCGATGTGCTCAATTAACTTGTTCTCTATTGTCTTTAAACGCCTGATTTCGATTTGTACGGATTTCAGTTTACCATGTATGGTTTTGTACCTAAGGGTCTCGTTGCATAGCTTATTCGCTATATCAAACTTCCTGTCATACCCAATCCAGCTATTCATGTTTGCTTCATGCTTACTTGTGTGATACACAACCGTTGAGTGGTCAACATTAAACGCCTTACCTATCGATGTTGTGGTCTCAAATTGCCGCATAGCGGACATCAATGCTGCTCTGCACTGAACCTGCTCAGAGTACCTCGTTCTGTTCGGCGTGATACCTAATACAGCGTAGTAGGTATCGATTATATCATTCAATTCGTTATTCATTATGGTTTTAATTAAATTCGATTAAGGAAAGGGAGGCTTTGTTTCTCAACGCCCCAAAGTTGCGTGTCACAGGATCTCCCTGCATACCATACGCCCCCCCTGCCTATCAGCTCTCTGATAAGGACTTATCCGTAATGTAGTGGTGCATTCTTGCGTAATGATACATGCACTTAGGTATTTGCATTATGCTATCCATCAACTCCTTTGTTTCGCACTCATGCACATCCTCATGCTGAGACATCTCCTCAACAATTTCGCCGCCTAGGCTTATGAACTTATGCATGTGCTCGTGAATTGGGGTGTTTATCCAATTGTCAATGTCATCACTCACAATGTCACCCATTGCGAAATCACAAGCCAATTTCTTATCGGGGTTTAGCGTTTTCTTGCGCTGATTCATTAATAACCATACAGCCTTTTCATTAGTCATTCTTTGGTTTTTTGTACGTTACGTGTATGCGCTTAAGGTTCACGCCATTCTTCTCCGCATATGCCCCAGACCCAGTAACGAATACCTTGCCGTCTCGCTCATACGACCACACTTCTGATTGAATCTCAGAATCCAAATCTCTTTCCATTCTTCTTTAAGTATTTAAGTTTAACATCTACAGTCCCGTCAATGAAGTGGGAGGTTGGGGAGTCCATGATACGCATGAACTCCGTGAACAACATCTCCGCGTCAGCCATGCGCATCATTTTGTCATGCACATCAGGGAACATTTCTTTTAATTCAGCCATTTGATTTCCTAATTCCATTATAAACCCTGTGCTTGTATCGCATCCTTCTGACTTCAGACACATCGAGCATCTTGTTTGCGAAGCAATTGCGGATTCGAATCTTCTTTATGCCTCTTGCGTCTGCTATTTGCTGATGCGTCATGCCTGATGCCCACATCTTAAGTATACCCACGATCTCGTCCCTTGTTAATGGGTTACCACGTGTTGAGTGGCGAGCATTGGATGGGTCTACAACGATGTCAAGCTGTTCGTAAATATCAGAGGGCAATTTAATATCATTAATTTCCATTGGTAAAAACTTTTTAGTAGGGTGATGAATCAACTATCTCCAGGTTGTACTGCTTGCTGAAGAATCGAGCGGTTTCGAAGGCCCACTCAAAGTCAGGCTCCCAATCATGCAGAATTACATCCTCGGAATCTGAGTCAATGATGAACACGCTATACCCATCATTCTGACCCACATCTCCGTACCAAGGGTGTATCTCTATGTAGCAATCCTCATGCACGTTGGGGTTCTTTACGTACTTCTTACTCACTACACTCATCATGACCAGCTACTGCGAAGATGTTGCGCCCCTCGGTGATTAATAAATTAAAGTTCTCGTCGTTTATGCGCTTGGAACGCGCATCAGTCCAGTTAGGGTTTACTCTGGGGTTGAATCGAACATAAAAGTCGCTCTCACCCTTCTTAACTAGGTCTGACTGACCAAGCACTTGAAAGTCCTCGCACTGCACCCAAGCACAGACTGTTTTGCAAGCACCCTCATGAATTTTGTTGGACGCACCCAGTTGCACCTTAAGCGTGGCGTTGAACATGGCGATTTGAAACTTCTCAGGCTCATAATACTGCACTACGTTACCATCAGTAGAGCGTACTTGCCACTTCATGAAGTTGTCCCCTCTTCCGAGGTGAAATCTGATTTTGTACATGGAATTCTGAGTTTAGATTCGTAATTAATTCTTACTTGGTGGTATACGTGCTGCATCCACTCATTGAAATCCCTCGCGGGGTCTTCGTTCGCGCTGCTCCTTACACATATCATTTGCGGGATCGTGTTCGTGAGAATGTGATTGCGCCCCACAGGATGCTGAATCTGGTTAGCACATCCCCAACCTTTGCGTTCGCCGTGGTCTTTCCAACCGACACAGCCTTAGGTGCGGGTGCTGTTTTTCGCGAGTACTGCTTCTGCTTCCTCCCAGATAAGGCACGCATCACGGTGGTTGTACTGCAATTGAACATTATCGCCGCCTGTTCGATAGTGCTCCCGCTATTAACGAACTTGCGGATTTTTTGGTTACGCTTTGCTCGCTGGGATTGCGTGAGAGACTGGTTGTACTTCCTGTTGCTCATTGATTTTTTATTCATTGATATTAGGATTTTGATTAATAAATTCTTCGAATATGATGCGTGCCTTGCCTCGTGCATAGGCATCTTGTTGTGTCAACGTACCTGCAAGTTGTGGCGTAGGTAGGTCATCGATACGGAAGTTATCCGTTACGTATCCTGATGCACCTGTCTTAATGCAGAAGGTGATGTTGCGGACGTGTTCTTCTTTGCGCTCTGCTTTCATGGTTTTTATTGTTTTATGATGTGAATTCATTTGACTTAGGGACTTGGAAGTAGTAAACGCATAGGTCATCAGCATCGAACATGGCAATCTTCCCGTACCACAGGTCGCGGATAAACTCGTGTAGTGCATCGACACAGACCGCTACGGCAATAGCCTCCAGTCGCTCACACAGGTCCTTGACTACACCCATGTCGCTTGGTAGGTACTCACCGTCGAGCGGGGCTTCGCAATCCATCTGATTCCAAATGAGGTACTCACATTGGTGTTGAGCGTCGAACGTAGGTTTGCAAGGGATGATTTTAATAATCTCCTGCCCACACTCACGCTCTGTGTATGTGATGATATCCTGAGTTCCGTCTGTTGAGCTTTCAACCCCCTCGTGAGGGAGGGTCATAAGCGAGGCAAGTAGCTCGCCCTTGTGGTGCTGAGCGTCATCCATGGTCTTGAACCATCGGACTGTGGTGTCGGAGTAGCCCTCGGCTAACCCACATACACCGTGTAGTACTGCATAGTATTTCATGTGATTTGAGTTTTGAAATTGTTCGACAAAGATATGGCTCAGAATCCATACTTCCAAATTTATTTTGCAACTAACTGATTATCAACCTTTAAGACGATGTGGTCAATGTAGTCGTCAAGCATCTCGGATAGCCCGTTATCACGATCGAGCTGCACGCTATCGATAATCTTGCGCTTGAGCTTGTCTGTATCCAGACGTGAGTAGTCGTAGATGTCATCGAATAATTTCTCCCACCATCGCTCGACTTCGTACAGCGTATACCATTCTCCGTCGTCATCCACCTCCATGCTTTCGTTCACGATGTTACCTGCGCCGTTGTTGAAGACGTCGTGGTTGATTCGGGCTATGGCGCGAAGAGCGTTACCCGCATCGGTATCTGCCTCACCCCTTTCGGGTACGAGTTCTTTCCAGTATTTATCAAACAGGTCTTGGTATTGACCCTCTCCGTTCCAGTATTTCATTTTTCTGAGGGTTTTTCGATTTGTTCTTGTGAGTCGAACCCTAATGTGTAGTGTTCTTCCCATGTAGTGCCGCAGTTGTGGCACTCAGTAAAAAAGTATACGCTATTGCCGTCTAAGATTTCCATCACTCCGTAGCTGATGTCATGGTCGGCCTTGCAGTTAGGGCATACGCCTTGGGCTTGTTTAGTCATCGTTCGTCAATTATTTCGTCTATTTCTTGCACAATAAAGGCTTCGAGTCGGTCAACCAACTCGTCTATTTCTTGCCTACCTAAGGTGTTAGACACGAATAACAGCCTGTTAAGTTCCTTGTACGCACCAGTGTCATTGAATGCGTTGCTGATTTGGAGTTTGATGTCTTCGTTCATAGTCGGGGTAAAAAGTGTTCGTCATTAGCCAAGATTCCTGCAATGTCATGCACGAGATCGACGGAACGGATATGTGTGTCAGTGTCGTTCGCTGTGTTTGCCACGCGGTCTGCCCACTCACGGAAGATTTCGAATTGTTCGTATGTCA